CAACCTTATACTTTAGCAGCGAGATATTGCCGCCGAAATCCGTGGTCTGCATAGCGCTCGTATAGGTCGCTGTCTCATCCGATGCGGCGATTGTGCGCACTACGGAATCCGAATAGTCGAGAATCTGCACCGAGTAGCTTTCAGCTTCTTCGGACATCGCCGGCTGCTGCAGGAACCGCGCTTGCTTGCGGTCCTGCCTGTCCCACGTGATCACCCAGTCAGAGCCGCTCAGTTGCGCGTCCAGGCTCACCGGACGGAACGGCTTGAGCGAGCGCCCGCCAGGCGTGAACGCCACCGCAATCGCATCGTCGATCGACCGGCCAAACGTGGCGGCTTTGAGCCAGCGCGCCGAGGCGATATATGTTTCCGGCATCGTGACGCGGCGCATCGCGTTGGCGTCCAGCACGATGAACTTGTCGCCGACAACGCTTGTGCCCTTTGCCGCCACCGTATCGCGCACGCCGCGTATCAGCCCACTCAGCGTGTAAACTCCACCCGACTCGGCGGCATCCTTGAACTTGATAACCTCCCACCGGCCATGCGCACCGATCGCCGCATAGTTTTCGGTTGCGCTCGATTGCCATACCGCATCGGATATCGATGCCAGAGAGCCACTGACAAGGCGCACGGATAGCGTATTTTCCAGGTCAGTCTCATCGCCGTCCGCCAGTGCGGCGGTTAGGAATCCATACGTCAACTCGGTGTCTAGCGTGGCGACCGATGCATAGGAGACGCCGTCCTCGGAATCGAACACCTGGGCGCCTGCCCACTCTGGCGAATAGGTCGCGCCGCCCACGTAATAGCCTGCCGGCAGATCGGCGTCACGCAGGCCAGGGATGTCCAGCGTCACCAGCTGGGTTGATCCGATTGCAGCCACTGAGCGCAGCCTGTCGCGCGTGGTACCGCCAACCGTATAGTCAGTGTAGATCGACGCATCATGGCGAACGCCTTCGCACTGCACAATGCCGCCTTCGACGATCGATGCGGAAACCAAGCGCATGGGGTACGTGCCGCCGTCATGCGACACTGTTAGTACGCCAGCCGGCACCGCCGTATCGCGCAGCGACGGCATTGCGGAGAATTCGTATTGCTCGGCCTCGATATGCGCTGAGTGCTGCGTGACAGATGCCAGCTGTGCCGCCTCGTCGTGCGATAACACCACGGCGATATCCAGTGTTGATTCGGTTCCGCCAGCCGATGCCAGGCGAGTAGCATGCTCATATCCGACTTCGTAATTTTGGGCGGCATCGACGAAGCGCACGCCGACCTTTTTCGGTAGCCGGTCCTCAGTGGCCCTTGATATCGTCAGCGGCACGGGTGCGTTAGTGCCCTCGACGTAAGCCCCGATATCATCATCGTCCAGCGTTGCGGCGCTCGATCCGCCGCGCAGTACCGCTGTCAGCACCCCGGCACGCGGTACGAAATCGAACAGGTAGGCACTGCGCAGTGTGTCGATGGCTGCTCGCCGCTGCGCAACTGTCGACAGCTTGAACCCCGCAACCGTGATGCCAGACAGGGCAGAGCAATCGCGGTCGCCAGTCGTCAGGTTTGTACCTGGCGCGTCACAGATATCCTGCACAATCGATTGCAGCGTCTCCCCGCCGCCAGACAGGTTTTGCAGGTGATACTGCCAATAGGTATCAACAGGCGAGTCGGTGCGCGAGCCGGCGAATAGCGATCCGCTGTACGGGTGCCACGCCAGCGCCTGCCCCTCAAGGCTCGATCCATAGCCAGCAGGCGCCACCGTCTCATCATAGGTCGGCCACGCATAGGCAACGCCAGCGATTACGATCCATAGGAAATCACGCGACTTGTCCAGCGCGATGCTTTCGGCGGGACCGTTGATCGAAAACGTCGTGTCGAGATTGACTTCGAACGTGATCGATCCATCTGTCTCGACGCGGCTGATGACGCAGTCCCCGCCTGTCGATGTCGACACAATGAAAAAACAATCCTCAGCAGGATCGTAGATTCCGCTGTGCGGATTGCCTGAGGCCGTTGCCAGCTCGTCAACCGCGTTAAATACCGGATAGGCAACCGTCGCGCCGACGCCAGGCGGCGCGTCCTGCCACGTGACAAAACCAACCGCCGAGGTTGACGCATTGACCACGGTTGCGCAGATAACGCCGGCCGTACCGTCAAACACGGAGCCTGGTTTTGCCCACATCGAATCGTTGTTCGCACCGAACCACGTATAGCCGGCCGGCGGATCAACAGACTGCGTGCTAATCGCCATCTCTGGGCTAACGTGGTGACGGCGCATCGATACAGTACCCGGCGCACCTGAGTATTTCAGCTGATAAAAAACCGCATCGTCAGAGTAGGCACTAACAATCTTTGGCTGCGACTCGCTGGTCGATATCGGCACGAAACCAATCTGCAGGCCGCTGTCTGCGCTGAAAAACCGCACGAAGCGGTTCTGCGGATTCGATACGTTCTGGTTGTGGTAGACCGCAATAATGCTGTTTGGCGGATATAGCGGAACGCCCGTCACGCTATCGACTACCGGCCAGCCACATTGCATTATCCAGTAGCCGCCGCCGTACGTGTTGGCATCGTAGATGCGCGATCGGTATACCTCGGTCTGGCTGTACGGATCAAATGCAACCAGCATTTCCTCAACAACTTCGCTCGTGCCTGTGATGTCGCGCCGTATCGATCCGATCATCAGATCTGTATAGGTATTGTGCAGGATAGACGGCGCGTAGCCGCTGCCTGCCAGATCGTAAGTGGCCGTTGACACTGAGTCTGCGCCATTGGTCGTCACGACGAACTTGAAGTTGATTGCGGTCGTTCCGAACTCGGTCACTTTGAACCGCTTGAACACCACATGCGCCACGCCTCGATACCCTGGCACATTGTCTGCGCCGCGTGTGGCCTCGAATGTCGGGCCGGGTAACTGGGTTTCATTGCCGGGATAGAATACGAAATCGAGCCACTCCGGGCGCTGCACTGTGGACCCGGGCGTTGCATCATAAATGATCTGCTCGTTAGCCGATATCCTGACGATGCCGTCGCACCCATCGCAAAGCGCGACATCAAAGTCCATGTACTGCGTGTACGTGGTCGTTGACTGCTCAGGGCCACCCTTCGCGCTCTGCGTGGTAGTTCTCGATTCCGTAACCAGATCGCTCGCATCAATGATGTTTCCGGCTACATCTATCGTTCCCCAGACTTTCGGGATCATCAGCCCATAGGCTGACGACGTGACTTTTCCGTCCTCGATTTTCGGGCCAACGTTTGGCGGCAGATCAGGCGCCAGCAACGCATTGCCGATAATCGATCCAACCGAAAAACCGATGGCGGCTCCTGACAGCCCGAGTGCGGCAATTCCAGCCGGGGCTATCGCGTTGCCGAGCGCTGCGCCGGCCAGGCTAATAGCAAGTGTCGCCATTACTGCGTCACCCTATAACAGCCCCGCACGCGCGAACGCCACTCATCACTCAGGCCATGCTCAACCACCCTGCCGGCGATTGCGTCTGCGTGGATTATGCGCAGCGGCGCTACACTCGATACGATAGCTAGGTGTTGAGGTTGGTCGCTGAACTTGACGTGCAGAATGTCCGCAAGCTGCATCTCGCTAATTGGTACTGGCGTCGCGTATTGCTCAAGCATTTTGCGCATGTGCGAGCCAGACGGGCGTTTCCCGTATCCAGACTCGATCGGGATATCAAGGCCGGTCTCTGTGGCTACAACGATCAGCAGGCCATAGCAATCTACGCCGGCAGCCGATCGGCCCTCGTGCCTGAACGGCGTACCAAGCCACTGACGCGCGACATTAACCAGTCTTAGTTTGTCCACTGATCAAATCCGATATGCCAGGGATGTATGGGAAGCCGCGAAAATTGACGCTATTTGAAAACGTGTCGCGGCAGGTCTCGAATGTCTTATCGCAGCCGCGATAAAGATCGTAGGTATCCGAAGCTGCAATGCCAGACGCCATCGGTTCGAATAGCTCGATTGTCTGTGTCGATAGGGTGTATTTTTTGACATCCATCGTGCGGCCAGCGTTTGCGCCGCTTGTCCAAATGACCTTTCCGCCATCATAGTATCCGTCTGCCTCGCTGCGTCCTGTATCGACGAATACGCGTTTTGCCATGGTGACTGATGCAACGGCGCCGCTGTCTGCGCTCAGTGAATAGCCGCATCGCGCGTCGCCAAGGTCGGCGTCACAGCGGGTGCCATAGGTGCGTCCAATGGGCTTTGCCAACTCACCCTCGATTGATTGCAGGTCGACGGAATATTGGTTTCCCTCAATTTTGACGGACCCGAAATGGCCGGCCAACAGCTTCGTGACCTGCGTTGATGTTGCCCAGTCAACCAATAGCACCTCGACGCGGGCGCCATCATAGATTCCAGAGCGCAGATCGTCGGCGCTCAGGCTATCGGAGTCGATGATGCCAACCACCTGCTGGTTATCGGCGTGCATGCTGCTGCCGCGCTCAATGGCGCTCGGCGCATAGCCGGCGGAACTCAGGTAGTCGACGCCGCCGACAGTTAGGTCTTTGTCGTGCGATGTGTAGCCCTCTACAACCGCATCGCGGCGCGTGATTTTCCAGCATGTCGCCAGCGTCGTCACTCGCGTACCTCGACCAGATCGACAACGGCATCACCGATGAATCCGCCGCCGTAGTTGTGGATCGTGATATCCACATCGTCAGACGCAAAAGCAACCGGCACGTAAAACCGAAACCCTGCCGTGACAACCTCGCCGCCAGACATGCCGGATACGAAACGGATGATGCCGCCAGTCTCAATCGTGTAGTGCGTCGTTATCGTCTGCGGCGCGCCGTCGACTGCCACCAACACGGATGCAGCGATCGGCCGGGTGATCTTGCGCGACTGCGTGCGGCCACCGATGGCATAGGTTTTGATCAGCTGAAAGTCGGTCTGCGCGGCCACGGCCGTGCCGAGCGTTACGTCATCGTCAGCCGGGGAGCCATCAAGCGCGCAGGTTCTGTCCTCTGACAGATCGAGGAAATCGAACGTATTTCCGGAGCCGCCGGCGGCGTGGAAATACTCGGAGATTGCTTCGAGCTCTGGTTGCGTGCGATTCTGCAGCGGCAGGCCAAACACGTGCAGCGGGTATGCCCAATGACTGTTGCGCTCAGTGCGGCCGCTGGCGGCCTGCACAACTGTCGTGCGGTACATAAGGCGACGACTGTAGCCGTATGACGCTACAAACGGTACCGCTGTTGTTAGGTGACTCATACAGCACCCTGCGCAAGCTGCATCCGCCTGGCGGCCTCGCGCGCCACTTGCTCGCCAGTCCTGCGGTGATCGATTGAGCCTGAAGGAAGGGCGAACGTGAAATTGTACGTATTGCCCATTCTTCCTGACTGCTGCGCCGGCGTGAGCACATCAACACGCTCGTTTGGGGTGGCTCGGAATGCCACGAGCTGGCTGTCAGTTCCGCCGCTCCCGCCGACCGTGAAGCTGCCTCCTGTCGCGAATCCAAACAGCTTTCCAACCCCCCCCAATAATCCAGACCCGCCGCCACCAAATATACCGGAAATCGCATTACCAAGCGGCTCAGTCACTAGCTTGCGCGTCACGATGCGAAGAATGTCCTTCTCTAGTCCATTCATCACATCTGAGAGCTTTTTGCCTTCCACGATCGCATCCTCGAAGGCGCTAGAGAATGTCGGGCCAAGCTCCTCCCAGGCGGACTTAGTTTTTTCTACATCGTCCTTCTGTTCTTTTAGGCCATCATTTGCCTTGTCGATTTCTTCCTGAACACGGAGCATCTGTTCCGTGATGATGTCGCCATATTCAGGATAGGCGGCGATTAGGTCTTCTAGGACGCCAAGCTGATCTAGCAATGGCGCCACAGGATCAACTTCCGCGATCACTTTTTGCAGTTCCGCGAACTGCGCAGTAACGCCGGATGCCTGGTCTAGCTTGTCCTGGTAGTCGGCAACAGCGCGGTTGTATGTCTCCTGAGAAACTGCGCCGGCTTCGCGCAGTCTGTTAAGGCTCTCTATCTGCGCCGCGTATGCCTCTTGCGGCGTCAGCAGCGATTCAGTCAGGCGAGCGCCCTCTTCCATGACCTTGTTAAGTGCTTTTTGCGCCTCGGAAAGCCCTGATTTCTTTTTGCTGCTTCCGCCCGGCGTGTATGAGTCTGCAATTCCCTGATTGTATATGTCGCTGAATTTTCCAGGCCCGCCAATCTCGCCGCCTAGCGTCGGCAGTTCGAGCTTTGCCTTCTTTAATCTGACCACGACGCGATCGAAATTATTTGCAGCGTCCGCGTAATCCTCTCCGGCCTTCCTGAAAGCGCGCGCCAATTGGTCTGCGCCTACGGCAGAAGCCGCGTCTGATAACGCAAACTCAACGCCAGCAAGCGCGCCAGTAACAAAGTTTCCCGTATTCGCAATGAACTGCTGCAGTTCATTGAATGCGTCAATCGCGAACTGCGCCGCAGTCGGCAGGTCATTCTGCAGCCAGTTGGCGACAGATTCGATTGCAGGGCCAAGCGTATTGATCAGCACAATGCCGGCCGCCTCGCTGGCCTTCCCCAGTGTCGTCATGGAGTCTTTTGCGCGAGCGGCAGCGTTAGCCGTGTCCTGATCAAGCGTCAGCCCGAGTCTGTCCGCTTCGCCGCGCATGGCGCGGATCGCCTCGCTTCCGCCTTGCATTGTCTGCAGCAGCGCAACGCCTTCACTGTCAAACAGCTTCATGGCGAGGCGCACCTGGTCGGCCGGATTCTTGACGCTAATGATCGCGTCTGCCAGGACTTCAAACTGATCCTCTGGCGCCAACTCGTTGAGCTTTTGGACATCAAGTCCAAGCTCCGCTAGCGCATTCTTGGCCTCTCCAGTTCCCTGTGCGGCCTCGGCAATGCGGCGCGTCATGCGCTGCCAGCCAGTCGTTAGCGTGTTGAAGCTGACGCCGGTCAGGTCGGCGACGTACTTATATTGCGATAGCGCCTCCGTACTGGCTCCAAGCCGCTGATTGAGTTTCTGGATGGCGTCAGCCTGACCGATCGACTGCGTGATGAATTGGGGAATGGAAGCGAGAGCGCGCTTGAATCCATCGGCGAGGCCGACGCCAAGACCGACGGCAAACGATTGGCGGATGAGCCCGAGTTTCTTGTTGACGTCGCCGCGAAACTTTTCTAGCGAGCGGTTGTTCTGCTCCAGCTGCTTGCGAAACTTGGCGGTTTCAGCCTCGAACTGGACTGTAAGCTTTGCGATATCTGTCATTGTTTCGCAGCCTTCTCGATCAGGTTGCCCATGTACTTGCCGATATCCCTAGTCATTGCGTCGGCATGCTTCTCGAACACGCTGGAAAACCACGGCGTCGCGGCGATCGCGTAGGGCTTCACCCGGCGCTTGCCGCGCTTGCTGACCTGGTATGGTGTTCTGCCTGGACGAGCGTCTTTAAACTGAATCAAGTAAAACGCCTCACGTCGAACGCCAATACGCAACGATGCATACCCGTCCTTGATCCTTGTCACGCGCTTGATTGATCGACTGGCAAACCCAGGAGCTACGAGTCGGCCTTTGTATGTTCTGTGCGCCACAGTCCCTACAGGCGCTTTCGACTTCATCTCCCGCACAACCTTTGATGTTGCACGCATCATCGAGCCGCGCAGAACCTTGCCGCCGACCTTCTGGCCGAGCGCAGAAAGCTTGCGACTCAGCTCCTTATATCCATCAAGCGCCAAATCATCCGGCATTTCTGACGCGCTCCATGTGTGATTTCATGGCGAGCAATTGACGGATGGTCCGATCTGGATCATCAACGCCGAGCATGTGAAAAACATAGGGAACCGCCTGCCAGTCAACCTGACCGCCCATCAGGTTCCACGCTTCGATGGCTGGGCGCGTTTCGTTTGGTGGTGGCTTGTCCGTGCCTCGGGCGGACGTCTCAAGCCACGTGACTAGTTTTTTTTGTCGGCCTTTGTCTGCTCAGAGTGGCGCGTAAACGACTCCATGACAGCCTGCGAGATCGGCTGCCAGAAGTCTTCGCGGTCCTCGAGCCAGCGGCGCCAGATTTCCCTATCGAACGGCACGGCCGTCTCACCACCTGACGGCATAAGGTCCGCCTCTGTCACGCCATCCCATCCGACCACGAACCGATGCGCCAAGTCGAAAAACGACGCATCCTTTTCACTCGAGATTTTTGCCATCTCGTATTTTGTCGGACGCTGGATCGTGAACGTATAGCCACCGACCTTGACGGCGCTTTGCGCCGCCTTGTCCATCTTTTTCAGGATGACAGATGAATCCATCAGCTAGCGTACTCCGCAACGCCGTGCTCGCCCTGAATGGTGATCGGGCACGAGCCGGTTACGATGCTGTTGTTGTTCGCCGTGAAACCGCCGGAATAGGCCGTCTTCGC